GATCATCGACGACCCGTTGAAGGGCCGCGAGGAAGCCGACAGCGAGGTCTACCGGGAACGCTGCTGGGACTGGTGGCTTGAGACCGCCTCGACCCGTCTCGCCCCCGGCGCCCCCGTGATCCTGATCCTCACCCGGTGGCACCACGACGACCTCGCCGGCCGGCTCCTGGCCGCCGAGGACGGGCACCTGTGGCGGGTCCTCAACATCCCCGCGCAGGCCGAGCACCGGCCGGAGAACGGCGAGACCGACCCCCTCGGCCGAGAACCCGGGCAGTTCATGCTGTCCGCCAGGGGCCGCACCCAGCGGCAGTGGGAGGCCATCAAGACCCGGTCCCTCGGCCGCACCTGGACCGCCCTGTACCAGGGCAGGCCCTCCCCCGACGTCGGCGGCCTGTTCCCCGCCGACGAAGGCTGGGCCCGCTACGACCAGCCGCTGTGGGTCGAACGCCCCGACGGCTCGAAGATCATCCCAGATGGGCATCGGGACGACGTCGAACTCGCCCAGTCCTGGGACATGGCCTTCAAGGACACCAAGGGCAGCGACTACGTCGTCGGCCAGGTGTGGATGCGCCGCGGCATCGACGCCTACCTCCTCGACCAGGTCCGCGACCGACTGTCGTTCACCGGCACCTGCCAGGCGATGCGCACCCTGTCGGCCAGGTGGCCGCAGGCGATCGCGAAGTACGTGGAGGACAAGGCCAACGGGCCGGCCGTCATCAACGCGCTCGCCCGCACCGTCCCAGGGCTCATCGCCGTGCAGCCGGTCGGGTCGAAGTACGCGCGGGCCGCGGCGATCTCGCCGCTGGTCACCTCGCAGAACGTGTTCCTCCCGGCGGTCGAGATCGCCCCGTGGATCGCTGGCCTCACCGAGGAGTGCAGGGCGTTCCCGAACTCGACGTTCGACGACCAGGTCGACGCCCTGTCTCAGGGCGTGAACCAACTCATCCTCATGCCGATGATCGACGGCGGGATCGTCGAGGACACGGACTTCGACGACGACCTGGACGACTACGAGATCAGTCCCGTGTGACGAGAGGTGGCGGTCGGCGATGGCAGTCCTGTCCCTCCGTGAGGCCACCGACCGGCTACGTGAGACCTGGTACCGGGCCACCGGCCGCACCCAGCTCTCCGAGGAGCTGCGCGCCGAACGCGCCCAGGCCGAGTACCTCGCCGAGTCCCTCGCGGACCTCGAGTCCCGCATGTACGAACCCGGGTGGCAGCTGCTCACCGCCCGCGCGGACCAGGAGTTCACGAGGGACGGTCTGCGGCAGATCACCGCGGTGACGCGGGTGATGGCCGTCAAGAACCCTCTGATCAAGCGCGGGTTGGCGCTGCGGCAGGCCTACGTGTGGGGCCAGGGCGTGTCCATCACCGCCAGGGACGACGACGTCCAGGACGTCATCTCCGGGTTCCTCGACGACGAGTCGAACCAGCGGACGTTCACCTCCGCGATCGCCCGGGAGGAGCTGGAGCGGGCGCTCGGGTCCGACGGCAACCTGTTCTTCGCGCTGTTCACCTCCCCCAGGTCGGGGCGGGTGCAGGTGCGGGTCATCCCCTGGGACGAGATCACCGATGTGATCACGAACCCGGAGGACGCCAGCGAGCCGTGGTTCTACCAGCGGGACTGGTGGGTCAACCGCCGCGACCCCATCTCCGGGGGGATCATCACCGAGCGGCGGATCGCCTACTACCCGGCCCTCGGGTACCGGCCTCGGCAGCGGCCTGCGCGGATCAGGGACCTGGGCACCGGCCAGCAGGGCCCGGTCATGTGGGATGCGCCCGTCCTGCACGTCAAGGTCAACGGGCTGCTGCACTGGAAGTTCGGTGTCGGCGACGCCTACGCCGCAATCGACTGGGCCAACGCCTACCGCGAGTTCCTTACCGACTGGGCGAGGCTCGTCAAGGCCCTCTCGCGGTTTGCGTGGAGACTCACCTCGAAGGGGTCGAAGCAGGCGCAGTCTAGGTCGAAGCTCACGGCCGCCCCCACCACCGACCCCACCACAGGGGAGGCCCGCCGGGTCGGTGCCACCGCCCTACTCACCCCCGAGATGGCACTGGAGGCCATCCCGAAGTCGGGGGCGACCATCGACAGCGACTCCGGGCGGCCCCTGGCCGCGATGGTCGCCACGGCCCTCGACGTGCCAGTGACGATGATGCTCGGCGACCCCGGCACCACCGGTGCCCGTGCGACCGCTGAGACCCTCGACACCCCCACCGAGCGGGCCATGCAGCAGCGCCGCGGCGTGTGGGCCGGGGTCCTGCACCAGGTCCTCTCCCACGTCATCGCCGAGGCCGTCCGCGCCCCCGACGGCCCCCTCACCGGGACGATCACCGTCGACGAGACGGGCCGGCAGACCGTGACCCTCGACGGCGACGCCCCGGCGACGGTGGACATCGCCTGGCCGGACCTCGACGACGTCGACGTCGCCGTGGTCGTGAAGGCCATCGTCGAGGCGGATGCCACCGGCCGGATGCCACCGGAGGTCACCGCCCGGCTTCTGCTGGAGGCCCTCGGCGTCAAGGACGTCGACGGGATCCTCGCCAACCTCGTCGACGACCAGGGCAGGTGGATCGGTCCTGACGGCCCGGACTCCGCCACAGCGCAGGCCGCGCTGGACGCGTTCCGCCGCGGCCAGGACCCCGCGGCCCTGCTCAACCCGCGTCAGATCGAAGGCTCCCCGACCGACCCCGAGGACGACGACGGGCCTGCTGGTGGCGATCAGGGCTGACACGCTGCGGCTCGTGGCCGAGGTCCGGTCCCGCACCGGCGACCTCGCCGATGGCGTCACCCGCAGGCTGATCGCTGCGTGGGCACGGGCACACGAGGAGATCACCGCCGAGCTCGTCGCGGCCGTGGACGACCTCGTGGTGGCCGGCGGAGGCCAGTGGCCCACCCCGGCGCAGATCGCCCGATCCGCCCGCGCGACCCGTGCCCTGGCCATTGCCTCGGAGGCCCTGGAGCGGTTGGCGGACCTCGCCCGGGCGGAGGCGTCCGTGGCCGCGGCGCAGGCCGCGCAGGCCACCGCATCGGCTCAGGCGGGGATCATCGCCTCCCAGCTGCCCGAGCAGGCCGGGGACCTCGCGACGCTCACCGCCCGGTTCCAGCGGGTCTCGGCGTCTGCGTTGGCGGAGATCGTGGCCCGCACCACCATGCAGATCACGTCCCTGACCCGGCCGCTGTCCGCGCAGGCCACCGAGGCGATGCGCCGGGAACTGGTCCGCGGCATCGCGGTCGGGGACAACCCGAGGGTCGCGGCCCGCCGGATGGTCGAACGCACCCTGGGCGTGTTCGACGGCGGGCTCACGAGGGCGCTGACGATCGCCCGCACGGAGATCCTCGACGCCTACCGGAACGCCGCGGCCGCCGGGCAGATCGCCAACGCGGACGTCCTCATCGGGTGGGTGTGGCTGGCCGAGCTCGGTGCCCGCACCTGCCCGGCATGCTGGGCGATGCACGGCAGCGTCCACCCGGTCGACGAACTCGGGCCGCTGGGACACCCGAACTGCGTGGTCGCCGGGACGGTGGTGTCAGGTCCGGCGGCGACGGCGGCCGTCACGCGTTGGTACGAGGGCGAGGTCGTCGACATCGCGGTAGCTGGACGTGACGTCCTTACCGTCACCCCAAATCACCCGATACTCACCCCGCAGGGCTGGGTTCCTGCTGGCCTCCTCCACGAAGGCGACCACGTAGTCGGCAGCCTCCCCGGTGACGTCCGGGAAGTGCACCGAGGTCCAGATGACCAGCAGGTTCCATCCCTCGTCCAGGATGTAGCGCAGGCGCTTCGGTGCTCGCCGTCGGTGTCGTCCGTAGCCGTGCCAACCGCCGCCGAAGACTTCCACGGCGACGGAGCCGGAAGCAAGGTCCACGTTGTAACGGCCCACGGCCTTCTGCGGGACGGCCTGGATCCCGCGGTCCTGGAGCATCTGTGCCAGTCGAAGCTCGTGCCGGGAGACCCCTGCTCCGACCTGCTCGCGGGTCTCGGCGATCTTCCGCCGGTGAGTCTCACTGTGCTGGGCGCCTCGCGTGGCGGCCTGTGCCTTCAGCATTCCGGCCGCTCGCTGCTCAGGGGTCCTGGACTGGGCGATGATCTGGTTCGCCTCGCCCATGGTGCGCAGGGGTACTCCGGCGGCGACCAGGCGTCCGGTGATGGCCTTCCGGGACACCTTGTAGCGGCGGGCCAGGGCGGCGACGGACTCCCCGCTGAGGTAAGCGGCGGTCATCTCCTCGACGGGGATCGAAAGCTTCGCGAGGACGGTCTCTCGCTGCTTGGCCACGGAGATGGCCATCGCGGCGGCGGGGTCTCGCCACAGCCCACGCTCACGAAGGATGCGGCCGAGTCGCTGCTGGCTTATCCGATACCGAGCCGCGGCGACCTCGCAGCTTTCACCGGAGACGTAGTCGTTGACCGCGTTCTCCACGTTCGCCGCAGGAGCTGGAGCGGACACGTCTACAACCTCCAGACGGACACCGGGTGGTACTTCGCCAACGGCATTGTGACACACAACTGTCGTTGTGCCCGAACCCCGAAGGTCAAGCCGTGGAGGGACCTCGGGTTCGACATCGACGAACCGGCGGACCTGATCCCCGACGCCCGCACACGGTTCACGGACCTGCCCCGCGCCACCCAGCTGCAGATCATGGGCCCCGGTCGGTTGGCGGCCCTCGACCGGGGCCAGGTCGCGTGGCCGGACCTGGCCCGACGCCAGTCGAACCCCGGGTGGAGGGACTCCTACACCCCGGCGCCCGTGTCCGCACTCACCTGATGGAGCACTCCATGACCACTGCCCTGACCGAGGCTGGTGCCCTCGTCGAAGCACCCCGCGGCACCGCGGCCCCGTCCGGGCGGCGGCAGCGGATCCGGCTCATCACCCCCGGGTGGGGATCGTCGGGGTACTACCCGGCGCCGGTCCTGGAGCAGGCAGCGAAGGACCGGGTGTTCCCGGCCGGGACCCGCATGTTCCTCGACCACCCCCTCGACGACGAGGCGCTCGGCGGCCGCCCCGAACGGTCCCTGCGGGACCTCGCAGGGGTCCTCGTCACCAACGCCACCTGGGACCCCGACGCCAAGGCCCTCTTCGCCGAGGCCCAGGTCTTC